TACTGCTGACACTCCTACTCAAGCTAAGTTTACAGACATCCTGGCTCCACTAGATAAGCCCACTGAGATCAAAATCTCTACTGAGCCTATCGCGAACGTATATTCTACGTTAGCTAATACTCGTATACCAGTGTCTGCACAAAGTGCAAATACTAGCGGTACAAGTGTTTTCGTGCAGCTAAGGACCGTGGTTGATTACAACAAGACTGTTGGAGCGACTACAACTAATATTCAACTTCCGCTTGAAGCCCGTTTACAAATTAGGGTTCCAAACGATGCTGAACTTACCAACGTTGTGTTGGCACAGTTGATTAGCTCCTTGTACGCCGCTACTTGTGATAGTACCGGCGCATCAAGACTTGGTGAAATTATCCGCGGTGGTTTGGTACCGAAGGAGATTTAATAGCTTCTCGCTACCTCTCTATCCACTGAACAGGAGGATGTTGTTATGGACAACGAAGAAATCGTATCCAGCATACACAAAGAACTTTCGTGCATGCAATCCTACTATCTCGGTAGTAGACGAATTAGTTTCGCCACCAACCGCTCAGGTAAAGATGTTCACGTTATTCGTGAATCCCTGACAGTGTGGAGTGGTATGCTCCTTGACCTTATCGATGTCGTTCCGAAGTTATCTTCGGAAACGCAAAGTCAACTAGGCCGGTATCGCCTTATGGTGTACCGTGCTGTAATTGATATGGCTAGTAGCGATCTCGCTACCAGTCTTGCGTTTTTAGACAAGATTAGCACTACCATACTTGATAGTGTGCGTCATTGCCCTGGTACCTTTAAAGGGTATCAGCAACCTATAAGGTTGATAAAACAGACAGGAATAGAGTCTAGTTGTCCTCGCTCCTTGTGTGACATGGTTCTGTATTTAGTAAGAACTATGATCACGAGCGAAGGCAATGAAGAGGGAGACCATGGCCAACTGCTCCGTTATTTCTTGATGGTGTCACGTTTCCTAAAAAAGTTACCTATAGATCGATCTGATCTAGAGGAGACTATGGAAATTGACTACCTACAAGACGAGCAGCGACTTAATCAGGTTGCTGATCATTTAGCGTCTTCCGAGGCACAATCGTGGATCAATGACATTCGTGTCTTGATTCGTGAACATGTCAAGGATTTTAGGCTAAACGATCCGTGTCCTCGCCATGGGCCCGGTAGAGTAGCCGACGACGACGTCAAGTCTATATTCTCAAAGTATGAGAACATGAGATACGACGCACGTATTGACTACCTACTCCGAAAACGCGAATTAGGATGCATGCGAGATTACTCGCCTTGGCAGCGTGAAGAATTTTCGACACGTACTGCTAAGTTTATATGTGTTCCTAAAACGTGGAAGACCTTACGAGGGATTTCCGCTGAGCCGTCAGAACTGCAATTTTTTCAACAAGCAGTTCTGTATGCTCTCGACGGGTATTTCTCCTCGAGTTCTTTCTGGCGCGCTCGTTTAAATTTGCACGATCAAACGGCAAATCAACAGTTGTGTCGGAAAGGCTCTATTGATCAATCATTAGCTACGATCGATCTTAGTAGGGCTTCTGATTCGGTGTCTTTACAACTTGTCCGAGAGGTGTTCAAGGGAACAGAAATGCTCCTTTGGTTATTAGGCACGAGATCAACTCACGTGTCTCTACCTTCCGGTTTGACTATTAGAACGTTGAAATTTGCACCTATGGGGAGCAGTGTTTGCTTTCCCGTAGAATGTATGATTTTCGTTCTGATTGCCGAAGTTGCAAGACGCAGGACCCTTAGAGCCCGAGAATATGAAAATTATCCTCAGGTTCCGAGAGTTTTTGGTGATGACATTGTCTGTGACAGTGCT